CCTTCTTGTTCAGGCGGGAAATCTTGTTCAAAAGGTCAGCCTTCTCGTCCTCGATCGTTTTGTATCCCTCTGACGGACCGCTGGTGCCACCCCCCTGGTAACCCTCGGGGCCACCCTCCTGACCGCCCTCCTCGAAGCCGTCATCCTCCTCCTCGCCACCGTCAAACTCCTCAGCCATGGGCGGGGGAGGAGCTGTGCGCTTGCCAGGGTTCATGAACATATCCAGGCCCTCGTCGGGTGCCATCTGATGCTCGACCGGACCTGGTGCGCGCTTGGCGAACGGACTGGGGCGGGACGGCTTGGGCTTGAGGGGCCCCGACCTCTTTGCAGGAACGGCAAACGAAATCTCATCGAGCAATTTAGTCTCGTCGTCATTCATCGCCAGAGTCTTACCCTCGTTCGTGTCAAAAGAAAACTCCATCTACCAGTTTTCAAGAAAAGTGCTCACTGGCTTTAACGCGATTCGGCCAAGTTGGCCGCAGGCCAAGTTGTACTCGAGGCTTCCAGGACGGCTTCGAGTCTCGAAAAAAATATCACTCAAAAGCAAATGGCATTCAAGTTTGGAAAGATGATTGTTCACTCAGTCATTATCGGTCTCCTGTTGGCGATCCTGGTCATCCTGGTTCAGGGCAGCAGCGCCCGCTCGTCCACCTACGAGCCGGCTCCCATTATGATCACTCCCGGTCCCAATGTCAGCGCGGACCCCAAGAGCATCTTCGACATCAAGCCGGCTCTGGACTGTGTGGCGGGTCCGTCCAAGGACGCCGCCTACTACAGCAGCGGCCTGACCCCAGGTGGCCTGTGCGGTGATGGCGATTACGTCAAGGACAACATGCGTGACTATGCGATTGCCGACGGCGTCGGTGGGTCTCTTCTGGAGAAGTAAAGGCCCTGTGATTCCCTCCCCGCCCCCCAAAAAACTCTCAATCCTTAATAGAAATGAATAAGTACCAGATTCACGTCGACACGGCATCGGCTGGTGTTGTGCAGTCGTATTCAGGACAGGTCGGACAGGCTTCCATTTCCAAGGAGAACGGGAATCCTTTCCAGGTGACTGCCATCCTGGGCAACCGTCACAGGGCCGTTCGTTCGGCCGCCCTCAAGGATGCTCAGATCCCCGTGGGCTTCTATAACGTTCGGGCACCCTACAACACCATGAACGTCAACTCTATCGTCTATACAGTGCCTCCCGGAAACTACAATCTCTCTTCCATGACGGACGCTCTCGACACGGCCGTGACCTATGCAGTCGGCTCATTTGGTTCGACCTCAGTGACCAGTCAGTTTTCTTTCGTCTCAAACTCCGGTTCAGTCACCCTGAACGTCCAGGCGCTCTCACTCCTGTCATTCCTGGGCTTCACGGACGGTCAGTTTGGGTCGACCATCGTTGGGACCAACAGCTACATCATCAACTTTGATACGTATGTTTCAATTTGGATCCAAAATATAGGCACGTCCTCTCTGGACGGTCAGCAGATCACTTACAAGGTGCCGGTGACTGGTGGTTCAGGGAGTATCATACAGTACACGGAGAGCTCGAACTGGAACCAGAAAGTGTGCGTGACCGACCGCTCGAACCGCCTGGATCGCCTGCAGATTGTGGTACTGGACCGTTTCGGGAACATCCTGGACAACAATGGTCTCGACTGGTCTTTCACTCTGGAGATTGAGAGTGATACGTGAACACGGTGAAAATATTCCCCGTCCTTATTAGAAATGAACCTCAACGGCACTCAGGGAAGCCTTTACCAGGGGCTGACCCAGACGGAACCGTATGATTTTGGGAAGGACGCTATCGAACGCCAGCGTGTCTCCCTTGGTCAATCTCTTATTGATGCCGATTTCGAGTACGGTCTTCAGGCAACAAAGTGGCAGACGTATCAGGATCTTCGCAAGTTTCCAAGCTTTTTTGAAACTCCCGGAACCGACCTGACGGTTTCGAATGTCCAAATCGACGGGACGGCGACCGGTAATGTCGTCGTGTACTTTTCGAACTCCATTTCCCTCCCTCCACCAGTCGGTTCGGTCTTGTCCATGTCAGGGCTGGCGAGCGCTGACGGCAAGGCCGACCGTGCCGAGGGGTTCTTCCTCGTCACGTCGAATGTGGGGACGTCCGCGGGCATTTACGCCAACACCTGCAATTACTACGCAAAGGGGCAGATTGGCACGGGCCTGTCGAATATCAGTACTTCATACACCGTCGCTCGCCGGGGGGGTATTTTCAATTCTGGAAGATTGAAGGTTCCCATTGGCACTATTGTGGCAGACGGAAGCCCGGGCCTTAATGTCCAGGTCGTTACCTCGAATTCACATGGGCTCGTTGCCGGCACGCCCCTGACGGCCAACACTTCGGGGCAGTCGTTTAATGGCAACTTCTTCGTCTCGAACGTCATATCCTCAAACACCTTCAACATCGTGTGCTCGAGCACAGTGACGGTGTCATCGCTCGCGAACATCTACATGAACCCCTTTTCGTACACGGTTCACCGTCCGTTCGACGGTGGTGTGTTAATAAGCCCGAACCAGCCGTCCTACGGTGCTTCGATCGTCCGTCAGTCCAAGAAGGTTTTCCGGTACCAGTCCGGAAAGGGCCTCTTGTGGTCGTCCGGTACTCTCTTTTGCCCGAACAACGATATTACGACCGTGACGGTATCCGGAACGGTCATCACCGTAAAGACCGACATTCCTGCCGGGACCCCCCAGCCCGGTGCGACCGTCATCATAACGGGAATCATGAGCCCCGCGACCATCAACGGCACGTACACCATCACGACCATCCTAGATTCTCAGGGATTTGAGCTCACTTCGAACATCGACTATGGGGTGTCCACGACAGTCGTTCTTGGGGACCAGCCTCGTTACGCAATCTCGAACTGGCACGGAGGGTCTGTTCGCGCTGGAACTTTCGATGACCAGAATGGACTGTTCTGGGAGTTTGACGGGCAGACGCTCTTCGCTGTGAAGCGCACGGCTACGAACCAGCTCACTGGCTTTGTCCGGTGCGACGCGAATCAGCAGATTCTGACGGGCCAAATTACCGCAACAGCCGCGGGAGTCACCGGAGAGATTCTGGGTGGTATTCCTGCCGGCGCTTCAAACGCCACGGTCACAAATCTCACACAATCTTTGGGAATAGGTTATTGGGCGCAGTATCTCACCAATTTCGATAGCCTCGGTGCCGTTTGGGTCACGTCAGTGATCTCGGCATCCAGTGTCGTGATCAGCTTTAATCCTACGAACATTGCAGACCCATCGACTAGTTTCAGTGCGACCAACTTTTATTTGACCAATACACGTTTTGCCGAACAGCTCACTGTGAACGACCGGTTCACCCTCCGAGGCATGACTTACCAGGTGACGGGCATCCAGGGCAATGGCCAGCTCACGTTCAATCCTCCATACCGTGGTGCATCGTCAATCCCGATCGACTTCCCCGTCAAGGCGTGCAAGGTGAAGGAATATCGCGTGCCCCAGTCCCAGTTTAACCGCGACACCATCGACGGCAACGGCCCGTCGGTCTACAAGGTGGACCTCACGAAGATGCAAATGATAGGACTCCAGTACACGTGGTACGGAGCCGGATTTGTCGATTTCATGATTCGTGGAGTCACCGGAGACTGGGTATACGTCCACCGTTTCAAGAACAATAACATCAATAACGAGGCCTACATGAGAACTGGAAACATGCCCGTCCGCTATGAGATTACCAACGAGTGCCAACCGGCAATTTCGACGCTCCTTAGTCCCATTGGCCCGACTGACACAACTCTGAACATAACCGGTCTGACGCAGTACTTCCCCCCGACCGGGACCCTCATGGTCGACAACGAGTTTGTAGGATACACCGGTAAGACGACAACGTCTTTCACGGGGCTTGCTCGCCAGACGACCCTCAGTTATAACATCCTTGACGTCCTGCGCACGTTCACTGGTCAGCGGTCCTCGAATCACAACTCGAACACGACTGTGAGCCTCGTAAGCACGACGTGCTCTCCCTCCCTGACCCACTGGGGTTCCGCATTACTCATGGATGGAAGCTTCGACGTCGACCGAGGGTACTTTTTCAACTACGCGAATACGAATGTCACTTTCACAGCCACAAGACAGTTCAAGAACGCCTTTGCGATCCGTCTGGCCCCGTCCGTGTCGAACGGAATTGTCGGTGACATTGGGGCGCGCGACCTCGTGAACCGTGCACAGATTCTCCTCCAGAAGCTCGAGGTCACGAGCGCGCAGACTCTTAACACGACCGGCATTTTGAACCCGAGCAACGTCGTTTTCAACTCGTCCCTCTGGCAAAATATAAATACCAACGCAAACGGGTCCCAGCCGAGTTTCGCTCAAATTTACCCAGGAGATCTCATCACGACTCTGGCGGAGCCTGGTGAGCGCATCTTCTCGACGATCGTCCAGGGAAACAACCAGAATAACCTCGACCTGACCGGCCTCAAAGAGATGTGCAATGGAGTCATCGGTGGAAACCAACAGTTCCCGGACGGCCCGGATGTTCTCTTAATTCAGGTCCAAAATATCTCAGCGACAGCCTCGGTCTTGGCTCAGGTCAACCTATTTTGGGGCGAGGCACAAGCATAGTAGGCTTAAAGTCTGTGCTTCATTAAAATCTCAGGAGAGATCATATGAACTGCGACTTGTGTGGAGGAACCTTTGGTGACCAGCGTAGTCTTTCGATACATCGGACTACTTTTCATAAAATAAAGAAGAAGTATGAATGTGATGAATGTAAACGTGAATTCAAGCAACAAGGGGACCTGACGAAACACTTGAGAATTCATTCAGGTGAGAGGCCTTTCAAATGCGATGAGTGTGAACTGGCATTTACGCAGTCATATAACTTGAAAATTCATAAGAGAATTCACGCCGGTGAGAAACCATTCAAGTGCGAGGAGTGCGACGCGGCTTTCATTACAAATCCACTCTTGACAGTTCACAAACGCACACATACCGGCGAACGCCCCCACAAGTGTACAGTGTGTGATGCGGCTTTTGCACAATTGGCGAACCTCCATCGTCACGTCATGACCATTCACAAGAAAGAGCACCCGTTCCCATGCGAACAGTGCGATGTGAAATGTGCGAGCGCATCTGGACTCCGTCAGCACATGCTGGTTCACACCGGCGAGAAGCCCCATCAGTGTCCGGACTGTCCCATGGCGTATAACCGGACGGCCCATCTCAAGACCCACCATTACTACAACCATACCGAGGAGGGCCAAAGGTACAGGAGGAGAGAAGAGATGAAGCTCCAGAAACTTCTGGACGAACACGCGTTCGATTACAAGAGGGAGCATTGGGTCGACCACTCATGCACCGGTGGGACCAATTCACGCATAGACTTTTTCATGCCTTTTTACCTTGGAAAAGGGCACGTGATTCTCGAGTGCGATGAGGAGCAGCACGCCCATATAGACCCAGTGTGCGAGGTGGCCCGGATGAACAGCATCGTCACCTCTTTGATGCTCGGCTCGGGTGCAGACACTCCGGTCGTCTTCATCCGGTACAACCCACATGGACACTCTGTGAACGGCAACCCAGTCCGGACGTCCACACCGGCCAGACATGAGCAGCTCGTGATGACTTTGAGAGCTCTCGAGTTCACGTCCCCTGTCGAGGTCATCTATATGTTCTACGACGACCCTCAGGAATTCGAGATCCCCTGGCCCACGAGGAGTGTCCATGCAGGTCTTCGCACCCAAATAAACTCCGAATCCCTAGTAGTATGGACTACGTCGTCTACGTAGACTCCAACAACCGGAATTCGAATCTATTCCCGAATTCAAACTCATATACTCTTTTTCTGTCGACGCCAATCTACAACATCAGCAAGGTTGAGCTCGTCTCGGCCATGTTGCCGAACGTCTTCAGTTCCCAGTATCTGACTTTGGATATAGCCGAGCTCCGGTCGACCCAGACTCTGGTCGCATCGGCGCTCACAGAAACTGCAAACTCGATCGCCGTTCCCAACTCGAACGCTTATTCTGGCGCCTTTGCCTTTGTGCCCGTCAAGGCGGCCACTGCACTCTCCTCGAACCTTTCGACATTCTCAAACACTAATTTCACGTACAACAACGAATTTTATTCTCAAAATTACAGAATTGCCATCGAGTACCCTTCTCGTATCGACAGTCTCGATCGGCTGACAATTTCATGGAGGGGCGCAGGAGACGGAAAGATCTTCTACGACTCCTTCATCGGCCAGGACCTCGGGCGCAACATGTTCTTGCTACGGTTCGATACCATCATGGTTCCGGACGCACCTGAGAGACCCGAGAGCCTCCCGCCACCGGTCGCATGGGACTCGGGCGAACGCCAAAAGATGTATGTGATTATTGCGGCCCTCGTTATGGGACTCGTGATCATCCTGTTTGGAAGGAGGCAATACGCTTGAGTTATAATCTCAATCAAAAATAGAAACCCCTCATGTGTGACGGGATAACCAATGGGTGCTACATGCCACAAGTAACGCCTATAATCTTGACGACCGGCACCATCCTTTACCAAGGAGATGGTTCCGCAATTTCAAACCTAAATGCATCAAACCTTGCTTCAGGGACCCTGCCCCTCGCACGACTTCCGGCCAGTGGAGTCACGGCCGGAAGGTACGGCGACTCATCGAACGTGTCACAAGTGACGGTCGACACGTACGGTCGAGTGACGCTTGGGGCAAACGTATCAATCCCGGGCGTCAGTACATATGACGGAATCTATTCAAACTTGGTCCAGGTTCCGTCAATTGCGCTCTCTGGAAACATCTACGGAACGTATGCCCAGGGCTACACGGTCGTCACAGGCCGAGCAACTTCCTATGCCGTCACACCGACCGATTACTACATCGGTGTGAACGGGACGGGCATCACAGTGACCCTTCCACTCGGGAGCAGACTTCTCACCGGCAAGACCTATGTCGTCAAGGACGAGTCCGGACTCGTGACCCCCAATTCTAGTTATAGATTCACAGTGGCATCGACCAGCCCGAACCTCATAGACGGCTCCAGCTCTGTGACCATCACGACGAGCTACACGTCCCTGACGTTCCTTTGGACTGGAGCATTCTGGAGTATAATTTAGTCTGCGAACAACCCGACCGGAAACTAAAGTTTCCCTCTACTAAGGATGACTTATATTCCAGCGCTCGTCGCCAACGTCTCGGCGGTAAATTCAACAACCACGGCTCTCGGGTCCGGTGGAATCTTCACAGGAACTCCCGAGGATGTGTCAC